GATCCAAAAAAGAGAGATATTTATGACCAAATGGGAGAAGAGGGATTACAAATGGGTTTGCATGAATCAGGTTTCCCATTTGACATACCTGGAATGCGACAATCACAAATGGCAAGTCGAATGGTACATCATATTGATTTGTCTGATTATTTTACCAAACAATTTGTCATGGTGCCTGTTACCCGTGATGTAAAGTGTCATCTTTGTGATGGTACCGGATTTACAGACAAACAATTCCACAAATGTCGCAAATGTGATGGTGCGGGTATGCATGTTCGTGTTATCAAAAATGGTCCTTTTATCCAACAAACACATATCCCATGTCCCCAATGTCATGGACAAAAAATTGATACAACTGAAATAAATTTAAGATGTGATTCATGTCAAGGACGTGGTTTGGTAGAAGAAACTGAGAAAATCGAGGTAAAGGTTCCGGAGGACATTCTCAGAAATCCCATGGTTATTTTACCCGAAAAAGGACCTGTGGTTAATGGCAAATTCATAGATTTAGCTGTTATTTTTCGTCTGAAAATGCCCAAAGATTTTCTTTTATCCAGTGATAGAAGAAGTTTGGTGTATATTATGTATATCAATTTAACGGAAAGTTTGTGTGGATTTCGCCGCGTTATTAACCACCCATCTGGCCGAGATATTCTCATTGTCAGTGAAAAAGGTTATGTCATTAGTCCGGATGATTTGTATATTTTGGATGGTTTGGGTATTGGTGGTGGAAAATTGTACTTGTCATTTATCATTAATTATCCAACTGACAGAAGAATTAGGATGCCCACATCTAAAATGATCTTGAATTTCCAAACACTGGAATCCACTCTGGGTACTCGATATTTACCCAATTCCTCGGCCGATAATATTGATCCTTCTAATGTCTACACTTTGAGTACTCTAACCAAAATCAATAACAATCCACGATCTAAGGAAAATAAACCCCAAAATTTGAGCGATGAATCGGATGACGACGATGAGGAACAAATACCATTCCCTGGCTTTGATGGACGTGATGAGATGCCCAAAGGTATACCTTGCAACCAGCAATAAATGTTAATCTGATTATGATAATAATTTAATGTTGTGTAACATTAAATTATTATCACAAAAAAATTGAAAAATATATTATCAGATGGATCCAATAAATTTGATCTGGCATCAATTAAATATAAATTGTGCAATTTCAATTGATCATAAATTATATACTATAAACTAAAAAAATGGCGATAAACATAAAACATAAAGACAAAGTTTTTACACATGCTGTGACCATTGAGGAGCCCAGTGACTATCATTTTACAAATTGTATATTCACGAAAGATTTGATCATTGGTGAGAATGTTAAAACGGTGTATTTTGATATGGTTACAGTCAGCGGAAGAGTAATCAATCGTTATAGCAAACCAATTTATACTATCAATTCAACATACAAAACAGTTATCAGTGTCCTGGGCAAACGATTGTCTCGCGAATATCTTGATTATTTTAATGATGGTGAACCCGTGTTCAAACATAGGAGGACTTCTCGCTTTGACATTTGTGGCTAAGAGAGCCAAAATTAAATGTATCACTGACGAGATGATATTGCTATTTGTACCAATAATGTTATTGGTGGTTCTTTCGAAAGATTTGCGAACAAACGAAACAACATTTTGACAGAGATTGAGTTTGTTTAGCATATATTATAATTTAACGGACTTTGCTGATGCACCAAATATTTAATTCTATATGCACATAGAATTAAATATTGTACGTCGATATTGATCTAAAAAATTGAAAAAAATATACCTTAACAAACCCGATATATTTAACATTATATTATTTAAACATTGTGCAATTTTTTATAGTATTATAGCATATTATCTTTGTCTCGAACATATTATAGTTCAACAAGCTCGACCAAAATATAAAAATGTCAGATCGCGTAGAAGAAAACAACAAACATATTCATGGTAATTATATTCTTGACAGACCAATCTCTTATTATCTTAAAGATTGTGTAATAATGGGAGACATTATCATATCCCACAAAGAAGTTATTTTACTTGACCTGTTTTCAGTCAGAATTGATGGAAAAATAGTCAATCCACATGAAGTGCCAATTTATGGCATAAACACATCATTTGTATCAGTCTCAAACAAACTGGTGCCATCGGTTTTGGGAAAAAGATCGTGTCCTTTTGGAGATGACGAACATGTATCCAAAGTTAAAAAATCTGGCGGCATAACATGTATAAGTGGTCCTGGTGGGCATGTGAAATGTAGTGACAATATCGTAAGTGGAGGCGGCAGAATTACAGTTTTTTCAGGTGCTTCTTCCGGTTCCATGCGCGAACTAATGAAACATTTCCAACATATGAAAAAACCTGAACCGGTCGAACCATTGTTCCATGAGTATATTATAAAATGTAGTTTGGATTATTTGTTGAAGGGTGGTGTGGTAAATATTTTTCTGAATGATAAAACATATAGTGTTGTCATTCCTCGCGGAACCAAGGACAACACTGTTGTCTTGAAGGAAGACAATATCAAATTTTGTGTGAAAGAAATGCGACACCCGCATTTTCAACGCAACGAGCATGATTTAGATATGTTGGGTCATTGTATTCTGCTACCAAAAAATTTGGAAAATGGTTATTTCATGGTGGATTCTCTAAATGGTGAGCAATTTTATGTCGATATGAAAGAACAAATGTATACCAAAGACACTATATGGTATGGCAAAGGTCATGAAATTAGAGCGGGAACCAAAATTGTGATACCTAATGCTGGATTTTATTTGACTGATCATTGTGACTGCCACGGAAAATGTAAGTGCCCGCGAGGTAATTTAAAGATTACTAACATCCTTGTCCAATTGATAGAAAAAAGTTTGCCCAGTGTTTGAATGACCAAATAATTTAAATTACTATGTACTAGCTCCTCGTCTCTTATTATATATCATTATATCAAACTATAATGATATTTAACATCGACATAAAAAAATTGAAAAAATATAATATTAGTAATTCCAATATTTCTATCAAAAAATACTCACGGTTATTCTATCCGTAAACCATTAATGACAACCACAATAACCATCGAAAAAACAAATATACTCGAATCCAAATTTTTTGCGCACAATGTTTTACTTGACAAGCCAATGGAATATATTTTTCGCGATTGCATTTTTAGGAATGATTTAATAATTGGTCCTTTTGCCAAGACTGTGAATTTGTTAAATTGTGAGGTTAGAGGATTAATCATTAATGATTATCATAAACCTGTTACTATTCATGACGATATGCTCACATCCAAATATAGTCACACAAAATCAGACCACGACATTAATTTGGTCAAAACTCCGGATGGCAAAGTGACTTGGACCATCAAAAGTGGTGCCCAAGCTGTTGTGGATAATACAATTGATATGTCGACTATTACTCCCGGAAAAATGTATCCAGTTTCATCCTTATTATCGCACCAAAACAAAAAAAATATTGAGTTATCTGACTCACTTTGTGGTCACAAGCGCAAATCAGAAACGATAGAATCTGAATCATCAACACTGCTGGCACGGCCAATCAAAATTCCACGTTTACATGTGACAGAGGAAATTCATAAATATCCTGTTTTTTGCACACCAGAAATGATTTATGATGGTTGTAAAATTTTACGTACGTTCAATGATCAACAATATGTTATCCAAATTCCTCGGAGCTCGAGAACGGGAGATATTTGTTTGCGTATTAATTCTGGTCATTCCACGATAATATTTTTTGTCCAAGAAATTTGGGCTCCAAATTTTTCCAGAGAAGATTATAACTTGGTCATGCTCAATCCTTGGACCTTATCCAAAAGAGATTTTGACGTTGGCAAAATCACGATTGAATTTCTTCCTGGCAAAAAAATTGAGTTGAGTATCAGAGATATTATTAATGAATGCTGTACCTGGGCTGGAAAAGGTACCAGTATACACCTTCGTCATTACAGTAGAATTATTGGTCGTGGTCTCTGCACGAAAACTGTCTGCGAATGTTCTGATCAGAGAACATGTCAATGCCCACATGGTGACTTATTTATTCTATTTAGTTTGGATCTCCTATCATTTTTTCCGCAAACCAAGACCAATTACTTTGCGATATTGGATTAGAGTTGTTGAATGATAATGAATTCAGATATACTTACCAATAATTTCGTTCATTTGTTGACAAATAAATGAACAAAATTATTGAACAGAAAAATTATGACATATAGAAAAAATTTAAGAAACCAACATGAAATATTTTAAATTGTTAAATTATAATTGTTGACTATTTTTTAACCGGTCAATAGGATTTTCATTAAGTCTAGCCAAAATACTTTCCTTAGTGAAAACATAAGTTCGGTTAGGTGGTGTGCGACTAGAAGCTGTAATTGTTTCACCGATTAAAATATTTGGGATTGGTGTTTTGGTTATGATTCGTTTTGATATTTTTTTGGGCAACTGATAATTATTTTGATTAAAGTAATAACTTGGATAAATTAAAGTCGTGGGACTATTAATTAAATAATGATTGATAGTCCCGATTCGATCAACAGTTTTATTGGCCAGTATTTGATGCAAATTATCAAAAATGACTGGATCACGAATATCATGCTCATTGACTTGAAATAATCTGGGCTCTGCATACAAGTTTTTGGCATTAATAAAAAAATTATTGATGCCCTCGAATGGTTTGCGGGCAGCATGATATTTGTTCACAATAATTTCTTCTTCCGTAAGAAAACCAGGTACAGATGCCATAATTTGATATGACAATTTATCAACATTGTTTGCTTCATTAGCAAAACTTATCATAAATTTTTTCGCCAGAATGTCATCCGGAGGCACATTAATAGGTATCAAATTAGAATTAACCACTAATCCGCCATGTTTTTCAAGAATGGCTAAATAAATGGCGAGTTGTTTGATATTAGGATCAACTTCCGAATAAAATATATTCCATCTCGTGTTGGGCATAAATTCATTCAATTCTTTTGTGCTCCAAGCACGATATTGCCAAGGTTGTCGCAAAATTTTGGGCCAGATGTTTTGTGACATGGTTACTGTATCAGTCGGATCTGTTGTGTTTTCATCGGAAAAACTAACCAGATGTAATATATGAGGCACAATAGATTTGGTGCTAACTTTACTAATCAGAATGCCACTTTGGACTTTATCAAATCTCTTGAACATTCTTGGATAAATATTGGAAGAATCAGCATATCCATAACCATTTGTATTAATCGCTGGCGGCCAAGGTGTAATATCTCGATTGAAAAGTTGCACGTCGGAATTGATGTCCAAATATGGATAAAATAAATAATCATTGCACATAGTTGTAAATGGTACAGCACATAAACCATGGCGACAACAATAATTTTCCCGAAGATGTTGTAAATGAATAGGGTTCCGACTATTTATAAAATATTTGGAACAATTAATATCACATATGTTATTGACACAATTAAATCGCAAATTGGTTATGGTCAATGATAAATTGGTCGCTAAATCAATATTTGACATTTGCAACTGGTTACCCATCGTTTCTGCATAGACTCCATATTGATACGTAATTGGAGTATATGGAATAATCATAATGGATGACTCAATAAGAGAGGACAAATTAAATTGATTAACATAAGGTAAATACATATCGGATAAATCTTGATAGGATATCATGTTAGTATGTATTTCATTAACAGTATCTAAATTGATGTCACTTGCCAAATCACAGCCACAACCATTTTCAAAAAAGATGATATTCAACTGTTTCGATAAAAATTCAGTGACAACGGATAATTTAATTAATTTTGAATGTTGGACAGGTGTTTCAACCAGTTCAATATCATGTTCGTTTATTAATGCTTGGTAATTTCGAATGGCAAAATTATTTGGTCCGATATAAAAATATATTTTGGCCACATCCAAGTTTTTCTTTAGGACTTGAATTGTTCTTGTGTCCAAAAAATATGTCAAGTCAAAGTCTTCGAAATTAGCATCGAATTTGAAAAAAACTAAATGCCATTTTCTTGGTGTTGTGTGTGTGGTTGCCAACATATGTTTGATATTTGTCAGTTGATTTTCCGGTGAAAAAATACGTTGTCTATTAATGAGACACATATTGTCAGTTATTAATTTAAATCAACATAATTTAAATTGATAACGAACATTATAAGTCATAAATTATATTAGAATACACTTATGTTCGTTTTACATGATATTATTTAATATAATAATATGGTATCCTGATAACATCTGAGCACCCATTTGCCTTCAATCCATTCTAACGTAACAGTAGCGCCGGCATTGGTCAAAACGAAACCGGATAATGGTCTGTTATTTTCATCAAAGAGAAGTCCCGGAGAAGCTGTCACCAAAGTGTTACTGCCATTATATCCACACAATGTAATATTTTTGATTTTGGATGGACAAAGTGATGGTTGCAGAGTCAAAGTTTGGCCATAGTCGACGTACTTCACAACGAAGACATCAGAAAATCCAGAATTGACCAACGTAGCAGCGCTACTGCCATTGGAATTATACAAGACCAATGGATTAGAAAAATAAAGACCTGTGCCGATAATATTATTACAATAATCGGCCGTGACAGCCAATCCCTCATCAATTTCTCCACCGGCCTGTTTGGCTGCCCAAAGAACTCGACCATCCCGATGATATTTGGCAATAAAAGAATCACTGGCGCCTACATTAACTAGTGATGGCCCAGCAGTGCCATCGGCATTATAAAGAACAATGGGATTGGATAAGAAAGATCCCATGACCAAAATGTTACTGTCACAATCCGTTGCCACACTTTCAATGATTTCACCATTAGTACCTGTAATTCTAGTTCCCCAAAGAGCCACACCATTTTGATTATATTTGACAATAAAAGCATCTACACCTCCATCATTGACTAGTTGTAGTGCCGAAACTGTTCCATTAGGAGTATTGTAAATAGTTACTGGTTCGGATTCATATCCTCCACCCACAATAATATTGTTTTGTCGATCAACGGCCAGAGACATACCATATTCATACGAAACACCTCCAATACGCGTGGCCCAAATGGCGCTTCCACTGGCAGAATACTTGACAATAAACGCGTCCGTGGTCACAGGATTAGTATTTCCCAAAGAAATACCGGAAGCCACCGAACCATTGGGAGCATTGAAAATGGTCAAATTATTAGCCTGATATAATCCGGTCACTATAATATTACTATCCAGGTCTACGGCAATTCCATACGAAATATCTATCCCAACAACGGTTGTAATAGCTGTATCTCCCATTCGGGTCGCCCACTGGACAAATCCACTGGGATTGTATTTGGCAACAAAAACATCTGTACCAACACTGACATCAAGTTTGGCTCCGGTGGTACCATCAGTATTTAGAAAAGTGGCATGACTACCATTATAATAGCCAGTTACATAAATGTTATTAGTACAGTCTGTGGCAATGGCGTTGGAAGTCACATCAATATCCGAAGTAATGACATTAGCCCAAATGGGATTACCAGCGGAATCATATTTGGCAACAAAGGAATTAATATTGACAGGAGCATCTAAAGTAATCACAATTTGATCATTGGCATTATAAATATTAAGTGGATGACTTTCATAAGCACCAGTGACAATAATATTATTGGCAATATCCACAGTCACACCCAAACCCGCGTCATTTGAAACTCCCGCAATCTTGGTAGCCCATAATAAAAATCCATTATAATCATACTTGGCAATAATAGCATCATCGAAATATGTCAATGGTAAAACTTTTCCAATTGTTCCATTTGAATTGTAAATATTAATAGATGTCAATGGTGGAACATCGGTAGAAAATTCTCCACCGGCATATCCAACAACAATAATATTATTGTTACTATCAACTGCGATTGATGTACCGGCATCATTATTAATACCGGCCATTCGGGCAGCCCATAGTACTGTGGCATTATTGTTGGAAGTCAAATAAGGTTGGTTAATAATAGTTAAATCTGATAATCCACTTATATCACCACTGGCCGTATTTATAGTTTCTGGAAACTGTGTGGAACAATTCACACTATTTCCGCAATTATTTGGAGGATAACAACCATAAAATTCTGGTTGCGTTGTCTGGCAATTATTAGTTTGGCATGATTGACATGGTTGGCAAGTGTCACTGGTGTCACAAGATTCACATGATTCATTCGAGTTATTACAGTCATTGCAGTCGTTGGAACTATTCGAATCATTTAAATTATTGGAATCATTTAAATTATTGGAATCATTTAAATTATTGGAATCATTTAAATTATTGGAATCATTATAGTCATTCGAATTCTCGGATTCCGAGAATGGAATAAATTGTGGTCCACATGGAATGGCAATATTGTCGATATTAATATTATCAAATTGATCACAATCCTGATTAGTATTCCAATAATTATTATCATTGGCCGAATCATTATATGTATTTACATTGTTGGAATTATATACTTCACAAAAATCTTGGCAGTCATTATTTGGACAATTGACATTTTCAATATTAATTTGGTTACATGTGTTTTCATTATTTCCATAGTTTCCAAAATTTTCATAGTTTCCATAAACGCCACTATTTTCAGTCTGATAAACATAATTCGAACCATTATCACATAAATTATCACAGTCGTTTCCACACAAATTTATGTTGATGTTGGAATCACAACATGGAACACATTTGGTGTTACAACATGGATCACATGGATTTTTACAACATGCTTTACATTCGGTACCACAAATATTTTTCCAAGAAGTCATTTTTTCGGGACAAGATGGGCAACATTTATTGCATTGAGTAGATTGTAACAAACATAATAAGGATCTAATTATATCCTCGTTTTCATTTTTTATTGCAGAAAACTTTTTTTTTTTTTTATTTGTGGATGATAAGCAAGAATCAGTGCCTACTGTATCAGTATCACATGTATCACAACTTGATGATTCCGTACTAGCACAACTGGTGGAACAGCTCTCGGAGCTTTCGGATTCACAATCTCCGCAATCACCACAAGCATCACAATCATTGCAACCACCACAATCACCACAATCATCACAGTTTCCACAACCGCCATCATCCTGGCAAACATTGATAGAAACTGGTTGATATGGATAATATGGATAGTATGGATTAAATGCATAACCATAAGAAAAATAAGGGTGACATGGGTAACCACAAGTTCCTGGATAAGGTGGATATAAGCCATAAGGACCAACACAAGGATCCGCACAAGGACCAGCACATGGACCAGCACAAGGATCCGCACAAGGGCCAGCACATGGACCAGCATAAGGATCTCCGCAAGGGCCAGCACATGGACCAGCATAAGGATCTCCGCAAGGGCCAGCACATGGACTACCACAAGGACCAGTACAAGAACCAGTACAAGGACCAGTACAAGGACCTCCGTATGGATTTCCATATGGACTACCACAGGGACCATAAGCTCCAGGATAACATCCTAATGAATTGATCGGACCAACTGAATTAATTCCAGCACCACAACCTAACGTAGGATCTGGATATGATCCGTAAACTGGATCATATGAACTATTGGACATCGGAGTGACATCATCCTTAATAGTTTGTTCTATATTATTAATTCTGCTTTCATGATTATTCAAATCTTGAATATGTTCTGCTAATGCAACATTAATATCAGCCACTTCATTCTCCAAACAAGTGACACGTTGTGCCAAAGTTGGATTCAACGAACTTGTTTGACATTTTGTGTTTCTCGGAACTCTTCTAATTACGTATCTATTTGTATCAACGTTATTATTCAACTGAGTCCTGGCTGGAAGATTAATATCTAAATTACGGCGGACACGTCTAATATTACGACTCATTTATATCTATAGATTAGAGATATTTTTTTGATAAAAGATTAGCCATCTACGAAAAATATAAATTAATGAAAACTAATTTTTATTAATTTATAGACATTTTCATGATGATATTTTCTGGTTGAATTTGCCCGAAACAATTTTATTATTGGGTCGCGTTGTCAATTTTGTGTTAGGATTTGCGGCTGGATTTGCAGTGGATTTTGTGGCGGGATTAGTTTGTTTGGTTGTTGGTCTAACCGTTACAATTTTGGTTGTTGTCTGGGATTGGAATGGTTGAGATGATTGAGATGGTT